CTACAAATGAAATATTTTCTAAACCTGGAGTAAATGTTGATTTTAATTTTCTATAAAACTCCTTTAGAAATAAAGAACTTAAGTTCTGTATAGACACACCACTTTTATGAGATGCTGCAGTTGACGTAGAAAATACTAAATCCTTGTTAACAGAATTTTGATCAAATTCCGAAATTCCACTAAAACCACGAACACATCCAGTGAATGTATTAGATGTTATACCTGTATAAGTAATGATCTCATCATCTATTTTCAGAAGACCATACTCATTCGGAAATCCTTTAGTGCTAGAAACATCAATCGTAGTAATATCGGAAGTTATATCATTAGACAATGATGTACTATCAACAATAACTTCTGGTTTTAAATTATCTACCTTCAAGTATTGATCAAGATTATCAGTAAGATCAACAGGACCTCCTTGATATTCCTGAGAAATATAATATTGCTTTAAAAAATCTACTGCTTTTGGACTTTCATCCAAAATGAATTCTGGTAATTGATTGGAAATTATGTCCTGAATCTTGACTCTAGATTCAATTCCAGTTTGTATCATGCTACTTTCTTATAAGACTTCCGTTTGAATAACTTGATGTATAAAAATCATTAACAAATCTGGTTCCGGATATTTCATCACCAGAAGCAATTACATCTCTTACCATATTTATTGTACTTTTAGAAACACTTAATGTGACATACAAATCTCTCAAACCAACAACATCATTGGATTCTGGAAATGCTTGAATTTCTATAACATTACCAGCAACCATAGTCGATGTAATATTTAAAGTTCCAAGAATAATTTCTCCTTTTTCATAATCAACTGTTCCCACTTCTTCAGATACTACAATGATATTTCCATCTGCATCAATTTTAAATATTGAAATAGTTCCAGTTTTTAAATCCTCATTTGGAACATCTGAAAAATATACTATAGAACTTTCTCCAGAAATTTTAAATCCTGTGGACTTAATATTTTTTCCTTGAGAATTCACATGGAATCTATTTCCATAACATAATTCATATTGTGCAAAAGTATTCAAAACTGCTTTTAAGTCTCTACGAATGATTACTTTTGTAATATTTGAAGTAATTGCAGTGTTTGTATTATCAATAACTTGTTGAACTTTACTATATCTAAGTCTTCCTCCAAACTTGTTTAAGTCTAATGAATTGGAATACTTTTGAAGGGAATCCGTAACCGAAGTTTTTAGTTCTTCTAAACCTGATACTTTTGAATAATTATAATAAACAGAACTATCTAACTCTACATAAAGAATCTTAAGATCAGTTATCTTTTGATTAATTCCAGATACAGAAAATTGTTTTAATTTTGATAAAATTTGTTCCTTGTTAAAATCAGAAACAAAACTTCCATTTTTTGGTTTTATACTAATTTGAACTGTTCCGAATTGAGGAGGATCTAACTGCTCACCACCAACTACAGAAACCGATTCGGTATTAGGATATATTTTTTTAATTATAGCTTCATAATCTCTTGATGTGACTGCCCTGTATTGAGATGAATACAGTCTTGGGGCATAATACTTAACGGAGTCGATTGGTTCAATTTCACCACCATTAATCGATGATTGGTTGGTTGTAATCGTAACAGTTCCAGGGTCAATAATAGTTTTGTCAGCATCTTCTAATGTTCCTGAAAAGGAGAAGTTACTAGCACCATTACCATCTCTGCCATCTGTTACAATATAATTTACAGTGATATAAGTTCCATCACCATCCTCACCCAATTTTTTACCAATAATTCCATCACCAAATCTCAATTCATATTTTTCATCTTGAACTTCATTTATAAAAAAGATTCTGGAATTTTTATCAACGTTAAAAATATTTTCAGAAAGAGAATATTCAATACCTCTAGTGTTTTCTTTACCGATGTAAACTTTAATGGTCGATGTGTCAATAAAAGAATTGTTTAAGATAAATCTTTGATCTAATGATCCATCATATAAAAATTTCTTTGTTAAAAATATCCCTTGTAATACATTGATTTTATCAAAAGAAGCTGTGCCATCAACCACATTTGCCGTTATATCCTCTGGAACGGCAAATGTATATGTGGAGTCATTAGCACTACCTACACACACTATACCTGCCTTGAGGGTCAATGTAGGGGTGTTTACGGTCGTTGTTACATCAAACGATATCTGTGCTGTTGATGCTGTTCTTGAACGTGGTACGTATCCAATGTTTCCGGCAAGAGAAACAACATTCTCTCTGAGAGTGGCAGAATCCAAAAAGGATTCATTCACAATCATGTTTGAATTAAATGCTGTTATGTAAGTATTATATGCTAACGTATCGATTAAAACAGAAAAGTTTGATCCCTCAAAGTCAAAATCCGTAAACGTAGAGTTTGCACGGAGATAATCTTTGATAGAAGTCTTTATCTGATCAAAATCTAGATTTGTATACTTTGTAAAAGGCATTTTATCTTGTTGCCTCTAAGAGGAATGAATATTCTTGTGTTGGAAACTCTTGTCCTATGATATCAAATATGACTGTTACATTGAAAGTATTATCATCTGGTATTGGATCTACTTCAACGATCAAATTTTCGACTCTTTCTTCGAAATTTTCAATTGCAATTTGAATTTGATCCTGAATTACAGATGCTGTACCAAAATCTACAAATTCAAATAGACTTCTTCTTACATCAGAACCCAACAAAGAGTTAAAAAATCTCTCTGTTGGGATTGTTTCAACAATATTTCTCACAGAACGACGAATTGCGTTCTCATTTTTAAGTACTTGTAAGTCTTTTGTCACAGGATGGGGCTCAAAAGACAAACTAATGTCCTTAAATGCCCTAGATATCCTCTGAATTGCCATTTTTTAAGAGTTTTCGTAATTTTATTTATACCCTATTCTTGAAGATTTTTTTGTCCGGTCTTCAAATCGTCGTGCATAATCTCTTGAATCACTCTTTCTTCGGGATCTTCTGTTTTACGTGGCAGTGACCAATAATCTGACGTTAGACTTGTTGTTCCCCACACTTCTTTCATGTAATTTTTGTCTCTATCGACAGGTGAATTTGCCATTTTGCTCCTGTTTTGGAAAAACAGAACTTTTTGAGGGGTTGCTATCCCTATTTTTTATTTATTTTCACCCTCTTCAGGTGCTTCTTCTCGTTCTTTTGCCGTTTTCCAGAAATATTCGTCTTCACGACCCATTCCAAGTCGGTCATAACCATTTTCAACACCATAATATTGCGTTGAAACCTTAAAATCGGGCATTTTAGGGTCAACGGGTGTCAAACTATTGTCAAAAATACGCATTCTGTTGTTTGGGTACAGTCCATACTGCCCATTTTCAAGTTCAATCAGGTTATGGGACTTGTGTTCGGCAGGATTTTCACTCGTTGCCCAGTCAACATAGTCCGGATCATGATGATAATTATCAATTGTGCAGACATAAGTACCTTTTACGGCACCGTGATCCCTTGTATAGCACTCAAAGTCCATTGAACCAATGAATTTCTTGTCCACTGATACAACCCCATAGTCCATACAATTCCAGAACTGTAGGTTTGGTAGACTCATATCAGGTGAAGGGGTCTCAGGGTCCGATACAAAGGCACTGATCGGCAATTTATCGTACATTGCCGCATACTCTGGTAAGTAGGTCTCAAAATAAAAAGCACGTCCAGGAATCGATTTAACCGAAACCCAGACGCCCTTTACAAATTCACCATGACCAGATTGATGGTCTGTCAGATATTCTTTACGAACCCATACTTCCATTGAAGGAAGATTTGCAATCAAACATGCCATGTGACGTAATATTAGTTAATGTATATATTACCGTCCCTGTCCCCGATATCTCTTGCGAGACGAGTTACGCGAGGTTGCCGCATATTTTGTGTTCTTCCCCGAGCCCTGCCGAGTTTTTTTCGGTTTACCGGGCATAAAACCGTCTTTGACTAAACCTGTTTTTGAACGAACTGCCATAATACTCCTTAAATTTCAATCATTTTTGTTTCAAGATCTTGAGGTCTTGGAGAACCTTTCTGATAATACTCTATCGAAAGGTCTTCCATAATATCAAAGTATTCTTCCTGGGTCAATCCCCTGTAAAGAACTTCCCCCTTATGGAGAATTGTATACTTTGTCTGACCCATCAGATAACCCTTGACTTTTCGTGACCAACTCTGATACGAGGATCGCACCAGATCTTAAATCCTGCTTCGATAGCATCGAGACAGAATGATACATCTTCTCCACACATATCCTGTACCTCTCCACTCTCAAAGACTTGCATCTTCGGAGCAAACCATGGATACTTCATCTCAGAATGCTCAAAGACTCCATTCTTAATTAATACCCATCCAAATCCTGTGTAGTCTACAGTAAATGGTTTCTTACGTTTGGAAATACTCTCAAGTGTTTCATGGTTCATTACACCACCATTGTTACGGAAATCATCCTCTTCCATCCAGTGTGCAACACTTGTCGTTTTGCCGTCTTCCGTACAATACCAACCACTTGCAATGTCCTGATCCATTAAGACCAGTTGCCAGAACTTCTCAGTGTTGAATACAATATCACTGTCAATCCATAATTGATAATCATAGTTTAACTTCCCATCCCAGGGAATCTGATCCGGTCCTCGCAGTACATTCGCACCTAAACACTTGCACCTTGCAAAATTCACCATTGATGAATAATCTTGCGAGATCTGAATGCTAGCACCTGCCTGTACTAGATCAAAACAAAGTTGTACAAAATTTTTGAGATACGTGTAGGAGACTCCTCTACCAGGCAGGCAGAACACAACGGTCTTGCCCTTGATCATTTCTTTTGCCTTACCATAGTCCCACTCTTGAGTGCTCTCTGATGGTTTGGGTTTCTTTGCTTTAACAGTAAATCCTTTAGCCATAACTGTAAGTAACTACGTCACTATCATAACACTCTATCTATACGAAGTCAATGGACTCCGGTCCCTCAGTCAAGGTCACGGATAATAATACAGTCGTTCTCATCCTCAATGTTTACTTCTACTCCCTCGTACCACCCCTTCTCATCACAAATCCACTCAGGAATTATAATATAATGCTCACCCGATACTGGATCGATCTCTACGACCGTTAAATTTTCCTGCGGATTTTTTTGCATATCTTTGAACCCTATCGCATGTTTTTATATATGAAAAATTTTTTTTATGAAAGAGAAATAGAGAGGTCGATCTGGGTCGTTTATAGCTTGGAGGGACCCATCGATTTTATATACGGGCACCGGGGCACGGCGGGCAACACATAAGGGGGGCATATACCCCCCAACTGCTGTTAGCACGAACGAATGATTATCATGCTATTACATACTTACCGTTGCGGAAGTTAGCAGCACTGAAGACCTGACGATTGACCAACTTAAATGTACCCAACTCATTGGAGAGAACATATCCTTCCCCAGAGATTTCTGCATTGCCAATGAATGCCCTAGGACCAACATTTCGGCATTGGTGCATCAACTCTTCTTTCAAAACTATCATCAACCCGTAGAGGTGCATTAGTGACTCATTGCCCAGGAAATCCTCATTGGTCATAGGATAACCCTCACGCACAGACTTAATCTATGACGGGAGGCATCTCAAACCCGTCTGCACCTTCCAGATAACTACCACTCCAAATGTATGCCTTGGGAAACACAAACTTACAGTAAAAATTATCAGTGATGACAAATTTCATCGGTGCTGCTACAGCATCACGCAGGTCAGAATCTGCGGTGTAAACTGTATGCGGAGCAATGATGATTTCTTGGGTTACGACATCATCGAAAAGATAAGTTATTGTGTTTGGGGTATACTCACTGTAACCACCG